GAGTAGAACCACTTGATATTTCAACTGTTTGTCTTGCTGCTACTGTCCAACCACCTGCATGCCCTTGAGAAGCATTTAAAGACTCTTGTACTGTAAACTTATGTAAATCTGCCATTTCTAACTCCTATCTTATCGCTGCACTATGAGGTGCAACTCTTCTTATTGTATGAATTTTTGCATTGTCATTCTTCTCTACTATTCTGTAGAACTCTCTCATCATGACTTGTTTTAAATTAAAATCACCTCTATCTTCAGCCATCTTAGCTTTTAAATAATAGACAACTGCTTTAGATAAATATTCTGATAATGGAAGCTCATCTGACTCATCATTTAAAACATCTATATCTTGATAAGCTGTCATAGATTCTGTTACAGCATCACCATTATATTTTGTAGCTAAGATCCAATATGATGAATGTCTTGTTGTTACTTTATGAAGCCCATTTAATTTATCTGAACCTCTTATTACAATATAATCAACAGCTGTATCTGTAGACATTCCACTACCAGTAACTTTTAAAAAACCATTTGAGTCTTCTTCATATCCAGTAATAGCTTGAGTATCTGATACATCATTTATATGATACTTAGGGCTATATATATATTCTAACTCTATTCCATTTGTTACAGAGGATTGAGGAGATTTAAATCTTACATTAGTTACATCTGGTCCATAGTCTCTACTATTAACATCATTATCTAAAGCTGTATCTTTCTCTATAAGAGCAAGCTTTTGACCTTTTATAAAATATCCATATTCTTTAGCTGAAGCCATTTATATTAACTCCTGATCTGCATCTTCTGTATAAGGCTCATGCATATGTCTATTTATAGTTCTATATTCATCTTTACTATTAAAATGATTCTTGCATCTAACATCTGTAATCTTAAGCATATCATAAGGTAAGTCGTAGTATCTTTGATTTTCTGTTATATCAATTCTTACTGTAGTTACATGAGTAGGAGAGATCATATTTATCTCTTCAAGAGCATCTTTTATATAAGCTATAGCACGACCTGTTTCAGACATGCCAGCTCTTTCCATTACTTCTTGTACTTTCATTATCTTCTACCTCCTGCTTGTTGAGGTTGTGGGGGAGCCATAGATGAAAATGCACCTTCATATTGTTGTTTAAGGGAAGTTAAGTTTGATGTGATAGCTTGTACTAATTCTGTATCTTCTTCATCTATAGCAAATTCAGCCATTTTAGCTTCTAAAGTTTTAATAGCTGCATATATAACTACTAAATAAATTTTATCATTTGGAAACCATTTTATATCAGCATGAGCTTGAGTTAATGAAACTTCATTGGTTTCATCTGTTGGAACATTATTAACATAAAAAACTTTATAGCCATTATTAGAAGATGCAACAGGATATACATTAACTTTACCATTATCATCAATTATATATACAGGATTATAAATAGAGGCAAAATGAAGACTATTAGTATCAACTACTCTTGATTGCATAGAAGCTGGTACTTGTCTACAATTTCTCCATGAAGTAGAACCATCTGATGAGCCATCTGTATTAGCTTCTCTAACTACAGATAGAATATTAGCACCACCTACATCAAGTCCACTATTAGTGTCTATAATAGAACTTTCTCTTTGGAATTTAGTTGCATCTTGAGGTTTAGCTTCAATACATCTTCTTGTAACATCATTTACTCCATCTTTTAAGAACTCTGTAAGTTCATTATCAGTTGGAGTAGTTCCAGATGATATACCTGTTAAACCAGCTATTTGTGCTTTGAATGTTGCCAAATTTCCTCCCTCTCTAAGCCTTGACTAAGCGTGAATGAGTTGTATTAAAAAATATTATCCTGATGCTGAACTAAAAGAAGCTCCTTGTTGATAAACGAATACATGAAAGCGAGGAGCTTTAGAAACATCGCCTTCTACTTCAGAAGCAGTTCTGCTATCAACACAGTATACTTTTACATGAGATCCAGTAACATCTGCTCCTGATGATGCAACAAAATTTACACTATCAGCTTCTCTATTTTTAGTACCTGCTTCTAATTCAACACATACTAATTGATCAGTTGGATCATCTGAATGGGATTTTATTTTAAAATCTGCTGTATCAGCTGCAGTTTTTATAACCATCTTACAATGCCAACCTATTATAGATTCAGAAAGTTTAGGTAAAAATACATTATAAGCACCTTGAGTTATAATAAAGCATTTTCCAGAATCATTTTTATTTAATTGCTTTTCTTCAGTAATGCTTTCAACTAATTCAAAATTGTAAGAAGCTAAATTATTTATTGGTATATTTGACATAATATTCTTTCTTTTTAATACTTATCTATTCAGGTACAGGCTTAATGTCAGCTGCATCACTACCTGCTGCATTAACATACCATAGTTCTCCATCTGTACAAACTTGAATCATATTTGGTGACTGAGCTTGATCTTCTTCAAACTTCACACCATCTTTTTGTGTTTGCTCTGAAGTATTACCTGCACTTTCAATAATATAAAATGTATTTTCATCATCACCACTTCCTCCATCCAATGGAACACCATATGCATTTATTTGAATATCATCTCCACCAGAAGATGCATTTGTTAAAAGAAAAGTTGCATTCCAACCTGCTATTTCAGCAGTAAGTTTAGGAAGATTTATTACATAATCTGCAGTATTTTGAGCAACAAAAAACATCTTCCCTGAGTCTTTCCAAGTAAGCTGTTTAGCTGAAGTTATAAATTCAGAAACTTGAAGTTTATGCGAAGGGTGAGAGCCTATTCTTACATTAGCCATATTAAATCCTTTAAATTAAGATATAGCAGCTAAACTGCTACCATTAGTTGAATCAAATCCTAAAGCAAACCACTTGTCTCCATCAGTCCAAACTTCTACATTTGCCCCTATTTCTTCAGTTCCACTTTCATCGAACATAAAACCACTTGCAGTATTATTTCGTGTACTTGCACCTGTATCTTTAGTAGCAATTTCAAGAAAAAGCATTTTTTGATAATCAGATGAAGCTGCATCTAAATTACCATCAATAGGCTGACCAAAACTATTTACTTGAATATCTTTACCTGAACTTGTTCTTAATATAAACTTAGCATGCCAACCACACATTTCAGTTTGAAGCTTAGGTAGATTGACTAAAATATCATTAGCAGAATCTTGATGACAGATAAACAGCTTACCTGAATCACTCCAAGTAAGCTGCTTATTTGAATCTATCTTCTCTACTACTTGATAGCCATGCGAAGGATGTGAACCTATTATTACATTAGCCATAAGTTAGTCCTTTCTATTAATCATCGAAAGTAATACCAGCAGTATTGCCAACTATAGCTTCTACATACCAATATGTACCATCACAGACTAAATACACTCTATCTGCAGTTAATGAAGCAGATGAAAAAGTAATTTTAGTATTACTTCCATCTAATTCAGCAAAATCAGAATCTGTTGCAGCATTCTCTCCTTGAGTAGTTCCATATACACCACCTTTAAAATCATCACCTGAAGCACCTTGATGAACTAAACAAACAGCTGTGTCATAAGGTCCAGATTGGACAATAGTAAACTGTAATCCAGCTTCTGCAACTGGTAAAGTTATCTCTGTACTATTAGGTGCCATAACAACTAAAGCACCACTTTGTTCTGCAGTTAATGAAATATGATCGCCTGCTACTACAGATATTACTTCACATTTACCTCTTCCATAAAGATTCATATCTGTGTCAGCTTTATTTTGTCCGTATAATGGATTAGCCATATTATACCTCCTTTAAGACCAGATAGCGTGGCATTCAGGCATTGACCATTCCATCCCAGCTTCTGTTAAGATTAAATCAACTCTTCTATCAACACCAGAGTTTTCAAGTGTTTGTACACCAACATATACTGAGGTGTCTCTGTTTACTCCATTACCAACTAATGGTCGATACTTAGCATACTTCATATTAACACCAAGCATTTTAACATTAGTTCCATCTAAGTGAATATTTCTAATAACATTCATATCACCAAATGGAGTAGTAATGTTAGTAGCATCTAATCCTAAGACTTTCTTTCTACCTGTTACTGCTAAATCAGCACTAAAGTTAGAATTGATATTAAGATTATTACTGAAGTATCCACCAAGTTTATGCAACCAATTATAAACACCTGTATTAACAAAAAATACTGTAGCTTTAGAATTGTTGTATCTTGGATCCATATAAGCTGATAAATCATCTAAGAAGTCATCAGCTGTTTTAGTAGATGTTGTTAAACTAAATGTATTACCATAACTACTAATAAAATCAACAGCACCTTGAGTGTATTGAACTTGATTACCAGTAGTAGTATCTTGATACTGAGTACCAAACAGTAAAGATTGTTCAATATCATACTTATGCTCAACAAGTTTATCTTTCCATACTCTTGCCCACTCGTTTGGCTCATACTTAAGAACAGTAGCTCTTGCAGTATTTGTCATAGCCATTGAAGTTTTCCAGATTTGAGTATATCCATAACCTGTTGAATATGGTTGATCAGCCCAAGTTTCAGGATAACCAGAACCTTCTTGGTGAGCTGAACCTACTACATAACATTTATAAGGAGCTAAAGCTTCCTCACTTGCTGTTGTAGTACCTGCACCTTGCTCTATTGAAGCAGGAACACCCATATAGTATTTTCCAGTGCCAACACCTTTAACAACTTTACCTGTTACATTTACATAGTTACCATTATCAACAACACTTGTAATTCTAACTACTTGATAATCTGTTACAGACCCAGCATCTGAAGTATTATCTACATCTGCTACTGGAACTTTAATAAGTTGGTCAGGTAATAAAAATGTAGGCTTAGTATTAGCATCACCTACTTCATAAGTAATTGATTTACCATAAATATTTGTAAGATTACCAGTATTTTTAAAATCTGTACCAAATTTACCATAAAAAGTATCACCTTGAGCATCTTGAACATTTGCATTTGTGCCTAAAGCAGTTGCAAAACCAGAACCAAAAGTTTCAAGATAAGCATATCTTTTATGCCATGAATTTCTTTTTTCAGTAAATTTAAAAGATGAATCATCTGTAGGTTTCTTACCCACTTTAGAAACAAATCTAAAGAATGGATCTTGAGCTACTGAAAGCTCACTAACTTGATCTCCAAAGTTAAACTTTCTTCTAAGATCACCAGTGTCTTGGGCTTTGGCACCCTGAAAACCACCAGCATCTGTGACAGAAAGATCGCTACTTGGATTTAACGAACTAATATAATCAGACATAACTGTCTCCTATTTTAAAATCAAAATAAGTTCAGTTATCTTAAAAGATTAACCGAACAGGTTTTCTACTCCTTCATCATCCATCCCCTTCAAAATGTCAAAAACTGCATCATCTGGAGATTTGCTATCTGGAGCACTATTTGCATTACTCGCACTTGCGGGTATATCTCTAACCGCTTTCATCTGATTTAACATTTCTTGTTTAGTGTTATTAGCTACATTGTTGGCTGCATTTTCTCTATTTTTTAAATAGTAAATATCATCCATTGTAAGCTCTCTTTGAGAAGCCCAGTCTTGCAATTCATTAAATTCAGCTTCTTGAATGCCAGTTCTTTTAACAAAATCTTCAATCTGTCTTTGCTTTTCAGCTTCAGCAACTGCAACTTGATTTTGTTGAGTCCTTGCATTTAAAACACTATTAACTCTTTTATTAGCTTCTTGGTCAATCATTTGTCTTAAGGCTTTAGCTGAATCAGAATTAGGATCTTTTACAGCTTCATCACCATCAAAAATAAAATCTTCACCAAACTGCTTAGTTAAATCATTTCGACCATTTACATTATCTCTTAAAGCTTGTACAGCTGAAGGATTTTCATTTAAATGATCTATCAAAGGCTTATATTTAGCATAACCACTAACCTGTTCAAGTTCTGCTTTAAGTCTTTGAGCTTCACGACTGGAATCTGAATATCTTTTCTTAAGACCTTCAGCTTCACTTTTCCAATCAGTAGCCTCTTGTACTTTTTCAGAGTCAGCCTGAGGCTGAGTTACCTGTTCGTCTTGAGGTTGGACTTGTTCATCATAAACTTGTCCATTTACTTGTTGTTCTAAACTATCAAAAAAACTATCAGAGCCTGTATCTTCGGTATCGCCTTGCAATACTTCTTCGATTCCAGGGTTACTGTCATTTTTCATTATGTTTTTCCTTATTTTAATTTATTATTGTTTACTTCTATTTTTCAAATCTTTTTCAAAGTTTTTTATAGCTTGAATCATTTCTTTCTTTTTAAACTCTGCTTCAGTCTTTAAATTGTTTCTTAAATTCATTTGTTCTGCATTTGTTTGCTGGAACTCTCTATCAGATTTGCCTAAAACATCTTGTTTTTTCTTATTAATTTCAACATCAGCTTGCATCACTTTATTCTTAATACCAGCTTGAACAAGTTGTCTTTCAAGAGTTTCAATAGTACCTTCTTTATCTTTCACTTGATCTTCCATTCCTTTTAATTGACCTTGAAGTTTTCTAATAGTATCTAATCTTTCTGCTATTTTATTTTTATTCTTAAGATCAGTTTCAGCTAATACAGTTAATGAATCTATAACTCCAGCATTTAGTAATTCTTTAAGTTCTGATAAATATGCCCATCTATTTACAGGCATTGTAGAGCCACCAATAATTCTTATATCAAATTTAGCTGAAGCATAATCATTCCATTTGCCAATAGCTTGCCCCATATCATTATAAAGTGTTTTATTTATTTCTACAGTTTTTTCTTCTTGTATAGCAGAAGGCTGTACTATTCTAAATACTTTATGTGCTGTATAAGCAGATTGACTAAATTGTTTAACTACTTCTCCTACATGAGATAAAGCTGGCTCTAATGAATGTTTCATCCAATATTTAACTCTTCTTGTTCCATATTCATCCATAGCCAACATACCACGATAAGGCATATCTTGAGTAGCTTGAGTGTCTCCTTGCATAGCTGAATATATACCTGCAAGATATTCCATATCTCCTTTACCCTCATTAACTATACCGAAAAAAGCATTTGAGAGTTGAGCAGGTTGAATAGCTTGAGGCTGATCATATCCATGATTAACAGGTAATAGAGCACCTGGGCTGGAG